GTTTTCTTTAATTTAGCGTATATTTTTTAAAAGTCCCCGCTGATTGGAAATATAATGTTTTAATTATATCTAAATTTTTCTTTCAAAAAAGAAAAAAATTCATTCGGATTCTCTTGATATAATTTACTCAAGTAATTCAAAGGTAACTCGGTAAATTGTATATTGCGATTTACACAACAATTTTTAAGGATATTCACGTCTCGCTCACGTATATCCCAATGTAAAAATATTTCACGTTGAAAATTGTTAATTTTCTCCAATAATACTAAATTAGTATCTTTAGAGTAATCCACCCACGATAATCCGCTATAAAGAGTGACTAAATCTAGTGGACACGTTATTTCACGTAATAAAGGGTGGTATCTGAAGTAACGCTTTAAAAAAGTGACTTCATTTAAGGATTGGTATTTTTGGGTTATTTCTCCTTTTAATGAATCAGTAAATGTCATACCGATTGACTCGAAAAAATTTCTCATAGTAACTGCATTTAAATTAGGGTGTACAGTTAATACCCCGTTAAGTTTGTCATCACCATATACATAATCTATTAAATTCCGGTGAAATAAATTTTTAAGATCCTGATGACTTGTATTGGTGACACATCTTTTAAACCACATAGCAGTATACATTTTATTAACTAAGGAATTAAAAATTGCAGTTAAAAAACTGCCTGAAGGCATAGAGTGGTTTGTGAGAAAAACATCATCATTGACTCCCACATAACAATAGGGCATATTCGTAAGAATAAACTCTGCAGCATTTGTATGGGCACCATGATAATATTTCATTACTATATTATTCAATGCGACTTGTACTTGCGGTAGCATATTACCATCATATGAACCTATATCACCTGCCCAAACTCCATCACACTCCTTCAACTTCGCATACATACTCTTAAACTCCATAAAAGGGTTAATTCCAACCATTATTCCGTTGAATTGCCTATGTGAAATTAGATGTTCTACCAATCTCCCAAAGTATTTTTTAGTTAAAACTTGTATGTGTAGCCTAGAAACTCTAAAACTACGAGGTTTACCCATTTTACTTTTATTTCGCAACTCATCCTTTAATGTTGCATACCACAAAACATCTTCAAGTTTGATATCTATCCCTTGATCGAGTTTACTCTCTAATATATTTAACTCTTCTTTAAATAAAGGAGTATAAGTTCCATTCTCAAAATTTATATAAACACCTTTATCATCTTTACAATTAAAACCATTAGAAGATTTTCTATTCAATCCCGCTAATAATTGGGTGCCAGACACCACTTCTGCTTCTTCTAAGTCATCAAAACTGCTCATGTAATCTTCGACAATAGATGTAGCAAAAACGACTTCACTTTGATCAACAATTTTAACTGGAATAAATGATTTTTTCTCTATATCTTTTACAGTATGTGGTCCTGAAAATTGTAAATTTGCTGGCTCTCTTTCTACTTCAAACACTCCATACAAGGCTGAAGGCCCAAAATTGGTTTCTTTAGGTGTTTGTATATGAGCATTTACATTTATTTTTATGGAACTATTATTCGTTCTAACTTTATCAGATATATCAACATCGACAAAGTATTCTAAATCCCCATTTAAAATATTTGAGATTTTAGCAATTATTTCTTCATTCCATAATAAAGCATGGCATTCAGTAAGTTCAGCATTTCCAGAAACATGCATTCCTTTGAATTTGCCATTAGTGGTGACTATAGGAGATCCACATAATCCGGGAGTTCCAAAATCATAGGTTAATGCCTTTGGAACTTCTTCCCCAAATGTGGAAGGTTCTTTACAGCGCAAATAAACTAATTCACCACCAAGCGACATCTCATAAAAGACCTCATGAGAGGGTTTTTTCATTCTAGGAGGTAAATAAATATGCCCAGCAGGAGTTATCATCCATTGATCTCCCTTATCATCTAGTGAGAAAAATTTAGCTAGGGACTTAAACGGAGTTAATAATTTAGGTGGCATTTTTAAAACAACTACATCATTTGTTACACTCCTAAACACCACTTGCATAGGAACTTTATCTAAAAGAATATCTAATTTCTCTTTATCTTTATACACTGTAACTACTACATCAGCAACATTTGCTGCATGTGCAACAGTTAATAAGAAATGTCCAGAAAGTATACCACAAACTTCAACCTGAGTGCCATTATTATCAACGGATATTTCATAAACTTGGCTAGATATTTTCTCCACAGCTGTTGATTGCTTATAGGCTATACTTCTCTTCTTTTCCAAACGAGAAAACATTTGAGCCACAGTTTCATAAGCTAAATATGACTGGGTATCACAAATGCTATCTCTTAAAAACCAAGTTAAAATACCTCCAATTGAAATGGTTATTGCTGCAATAATAGCACTCTCACTAAATAAAATATTTTTAACATTCTTCAAAGTGATTGAAGCACAAAACTGTCCTAAAACATTAGTTAAAATATCACTAACGTTAACAAAAACGTCACTTAAAATATTCTTAAAATTCATAACATAATCACAGCAATCTTTAGAATGAGCCGTGACTAATCGTAATTCTTCTATTTCCTCACTAGTTAAAACATTAGATGAAAATTGAGAGTTGCGTACTTTATCAAAAACTAATATAATTCTTTTCATCCACGCCAAATATTCTACACAACTTCCATTCACTCCTATTTTAATACTCGTAGCTAAATTTATATTCATTTCTTTCAAATAATTTCTAATATCAGGTGGAAAATCATTTACAAAGTCTTTAGCAACTAAATCAAAATATTTAAATTCAAGAATTCCACACAGCTTTCCTCTATTATTCACGACATTTTTAAAATCAAAAACGTTTCCCCTACGCCATAATGCTTTAATATCACTAATTCCATCATCTCTTAAAAGCCCTCCCATCTTAGAAAAGTTATTCGTTGTAAGAACGACTATATCACTATCAAAGAACTTAGTATCTTTTAAGTCGACAGAAGCGCACTCTAATGGTAATTTAATAGGAGAAATCATATTAATGATTCCTCTCCACTGTGATACAGATTGCTGTCCAACATCATCCATAACAAAACACTTCTCACCATTATAGCTGTCATAAAAATCTTTCCCATCATCCTTAGGCTTGACTAAATGTGTATATGTATCCAATTCCAATGCCTGCACCAATTTAGCCATGGTAACCGATTTTAGACATCCAGGCGGACCCTCTAACACAAAACACACGGGTTCTTTGCGTACTGTAGACTCATAAGATTTTATACATTTAACAAGTCTAATAAAATCATTCTTAACTTCCTTAAAATGCATTGATCGTTTCTCCAACTCAATCAAAGTTACATTCTCATTGCATTCTATTTGCAAATCTTTCACTTGGTCTCTAAAATGTGGTGATAAAACTATTCGTTTATCACAAATCCATTCCTTAGTTAATTTACCCATTAGAAAAATTAATCGTCTATGTGATAAGAAACTAAAATTACTCATTAAATATATCAATAATTTACGCATAGGATTAGATTCACTAATATCTCCAATAAGACCGTTCATAAACAGTCCAATATAATGTAAAAATTCCCATATAGAACTTGGATCATCACACAATTTTGAAGTAGTGAAAATACTTACTCTTTTAAGTATTTCAAATAGATTTTTTGGCATAAACATTGATAACGCACTCAATAAAAAGGGTTCTAATCCCGATTGAGGTGTATCCAAATGTAAGGGAATTCGAGGATGATAACCAAGTTTAGAAACTATTCTGTATAAATCTATTAATAAACTAACTACTCTCCATACCGTTATCGGATTTTTATCATCCATTACAGAAACTATTAGTTGCATAAGATCTATAAAAATAGATTTATCTAGAGTAGTCCAACTATTTTGGAATTTCTCACAGTTACTACTAATAGAACCCAAAATATTCAATCCAGATTTTAAATTAGACCACATTCCGCTCAAATCACCAAGAAAATTTTGTGGGAAAACTTGCTTTAACACGTTTAAAGATTTTTTCCTTTCAAAATAATCTATAGTTTTTACTTTAACCAT